CTTGGAACATTCGCGGGTGTATTGATTATTTTGTTAGGCGTAGACGACTTGTTATCGCATATTGTTGGTATAACGGTCTGTACGGCCATATTCTTTACTCTTTATTATCGGAATTCTCGTGCACATACCTCATTTAAACGGAACACAATCAACAGGAGGTGAATGATGGTGAGATCAAAGGATCTTGTAGTAGGGTTCCTGCTAGGACTGTTAGTGGGGTTCATATTACTGATGTTCGGCGTTAGTTCGACGGTGCTGATATCTGCTTCTGTCGCCGTATATATTGCTGCCACTGAGTATTTTCTTTTTAAACAGCATAAGTACATTAAGTACCTTACAAGGAGATAACTAATGGGAACAAGCAAAGCTTACGATGATGGCCTTATTAAAGAACTGCAAGACCCCCTAGAAGCAGCCGCCTATTTGCGTGCAGCTCTTGAGGAGAAGGATTACGCATCGCTTAAACTGGCAGTTAACAAGGATATTGATAATGGGCTTCAAGAAGACTTGGGCCGCGCCATTGTCCGCGCATTAGAATTTCCACCAATCCCCCATAAACCCCTCAATTTAAGGCCCACAAGCAAAGGCCTATTGCATGCTAAGCAACGTAACGGAACACAATCAACAGGAGATGACTAATGAAGGCGACAGGTGACATATACTGTTTTTCGCTAGATGCGTTAGCCCGTCATCCTGATGACTGGGATGTTGATATCCATATGTATGTTTCGGATTACGGCGACAAACCCCCAAAGGTAGGGTCTACCCTAGATAACAGGGTCATTACGGGGATAGAGCAGGACTGTTTAGGAGAGGATGCCGCAACATATTTATGCTCTGTGGGCGCAAGAGAGTACGGAATAGTGTTTAAAAGAGGAGATGAATGATGACTAAGCCAACCTCAATGATTGTAACTGTGGCCATATCAGGAAGTCTTAGTTATATGTGCTTGACTGCTGGTGTTCCAGGGCTGATTGTAATCCCGCTATGCGCCTTGCTATCCGCAATTCTGTATACATGTTTAATCACGGAAATCAATCGATGGAATGAAACAGATAAATGGTGAAGAAACTTAAATTCAGGGGGGTGAATAATGATTGAATCAATAAAGATTAAAGTAGGTGATAAAACCATAGAGCTGACATTGGAAGAAGCGGTTCAGCTTAAGAATGAGTTACAAAATTTGTTTGATCAAGGCGATGTAGTATCAATTCCTTCCTCGTGGAAGTTAGAGGAGGGTAATGTTACGACTGATCTGAATACCTGGACAGGAACGTTACACAAGTCAAACAAAGGAAACTAATAGAATTATAAGTTATACTTAGAGGTATTTACTGTACTATTCTTTTATAACCAAAACATATAGTTGAATTGAGTTAATATGCCAGCAGGTGCACCTAAAGGTAATCAGAATGGAGCTAAGGCTAAAGTATGGTCTGCGGCTATTAATCGCGCATTAGATAAGCGGACAAAGTTAGAAGGTAAACAAGCCTTAGACGAGCTTGCAGAGCAGCTATTAGCTAATTGTGATAGTGGTGACATGACAGCCTTAAAGGAGTTAGGCGACAGGTTAGAAGGCAGACCACAACAAAGCATAGTCGGCGCAGATGATGGGCCATTAACCATACAGATAGTAAAGTATGCTGGTTCAGATACCGAATAACTGGGTACCAAGAGACTATCAACGCCCAGCTTGGGATTATCTTGAGAATGGCGGCAAGCACGCTGAACTCATTTGGCATAGACGCAGCGGCAAGGATGAGATAACACTGCATAGGACATGTGTAGCAGCGCATGAACGGATTGCAACCTACTGGCACATGCTCCCATTAGCAGCTCAAGCACGTAAGGCTATATGGGAAGCTATTAATCCGCACACTGGACGCAGGCGAATAGATGAAGCCTTTCCCCCTGAGTTACGCTCCGCCACACGCTCGCAAGATATGTTCATCAAGTTTAAGTGTGGATCTACATGGCAAGTCTTAGGCTCAGACAACTATGAAGGTAGTATCGGTTCACCGCCTGCGGGCATCGTCTACTCGGAGTGGGCGCAAGCTAAGCCAGCTGCTAGGGCATTCTTAAGACCTATCCTTGCTGAAAATAATGGCTGGCAAATCTTTATAACCACACCTCGCGGCAAGAACCATGCTTACAAGACTCATAGAGCGGCTAAGAAAACTAAAGGTGCATTCACTCAGACACTAAGAGCAGACCAAACCAGTGTCTTTACCCCTGAACAACTCGTAATAGAACGCCAAGCCTACATAGATGAATGGGGCATTTCCATGGGTGAAGCCTACTTTGAACAGGAATACATGGTGTCTTTTGATGCCGCCATATTAGGGGCTATTTGGGGCGCTGAACTGTCACAACTACAAAAGGATGGACGATTCTATGAGTTTGAACACGATCCAGAACATCCAGTATTCGTTGCAATGGACATCGGACGAACCGATGCTACTGCCATATGGTGGTATCAGGTCATCGCGAATGAAATTAGGCTTATCGACTACCTTGCCGACAACTTCAAGGACGTAGATTACTATGCTAGTCAAATGCTCGGTAAGGCTGTCAACATCGACATTATTGATAACCAAATCGAGGTAGGATACAGAGACTGGGACAGTAGCTGGCCTGATGCTAGTCATCGTAAAGCCTATGATTATGAAAAGATATCACTACCCCATGATGCCAAGGCTAAGACCTTATCTACTAAGAAATCAGTAGAGGAACAGTTTCAGGCGGTGTTTGGGTATGGCAAGGTTAGGGTCTTGGCTCAGCTATCCAAAACAGATGGTATTAAGTATGTCCGCCAAATGCTAAAGAAAACCTATATCAGCACCCGATGTGACGATGGATATGAGGCTTGTAAGGCTTATGAATACGAGTGGGATGAGAAGAAAGGCCGGTTTAGGGATGAGCCCTTGCATAACTGGGCTTCTGATCCAGCCGATGGCTTGAGATATGTCGCCACCGCTTGGCAAACCTTTGTGCCCCAGAAGGACCATGTTGAGGACAAAGCTGTTGATATGTGGGGACGACGTCGGGAAACGAATACTTGGAGAACGATGTAATGGCCCTACACCCCCAACAAACTAGTCATAATACAGGACACGAAACCAGCCATCTGTCTCGCAGTGAAAGCGGCCGACTGGACGAGGAAGAGGAGACCGCGGATAAATTTCGACGCCAGTTTGAACAATTCCAAGATACGACTGAACTTGCCCGGACCGAGTCTGAGATAGACCGGGACTATAAAGATAATAAGCAGTGGTCAGAGTCTGAGATACGAAACCTGGCCAAACGTAACCAGGCTGCGATTGTGGTTAATCGGATCAAACCCAAAGTTGAGGGTATGAAAGGGTTGGTCTCTCGGAAAAAGAATAAGCCTAAAGCCTTCCCCCGCACCCAAAAACATGAGAAATCCGCTGAGGCGATTACCGATGCCCTACGTTTTATCTATGAGGCTGTAGACTTTCACACAACAAGACTCTTGGTAGCAGAGGATGTTTTTGTGCAAGGCTATGGCGGCACCATCGTTGGGGTGCAGCGTAAAGGCGATGAGCCGACTATAACCTGCGACCATATCCCTTGGGATAGGATTTACTTCGATCCACACACCCGTCGTCAAGATTTTAAAGATGCGCTGTATATGGGCATGGTGGTCTGGTTAGACCGAGAAGTGGCAGAAGCCCTTTACCCTGATGCAGATATCGACTCCATGATGGTCAGTGTTGAATCCACGACTTTTGATGACAAACCTATATGGATCGACTCAAAACGTAACCGAATTAAAATCTGCCACCACTTCTCCAAAAAGAACAATATTTGGAGAATGTGCGTCTTTAGTTCAGGTTTCTTGGTTGAGCCCCAAGATTCCCCATTCTTGGACGAGGATGGTGAGCCCAGCAATCCAATTGAGCTTGTCGGGGCGTATATTGACCGTGACTTACAACGATTCGGTGAAGTCCGGTATTGGCGCGACCTACAAGATGAAATCAACCATCGTCGCAGCAAGTTCCTGTTCTTAAATTCCGCCCGTCAAACCATGGGCAGAAAAGGCGCGATACAGGATGTAGACGAAATGAAGCGGGAACTCGCCAAGCCCGATGGGCATGTTGAATATGAAGGGGAAAAGGGTGATTTTGATACCCTGGATACCAGCGACATGAGTGCCGCCCAGTTTCAATTACTTCAACATTCTGAGGGCCAATTAGATGCGGTCTCATTCAACGCCCAGCTTGCAGGGGACGTGCAAGGCAATCAGTCAGGAAGGGCAATTGACCTGCTGCAACAAGCCAGCACGCTTGAGCTCTCACCCCTCTATGCCTCCATTGAGCATTGGGAGCTACGTAACTATCGACAGTTCTGGTCACGGATTAAGCAGTTCTGGGATAGAGAAAAGTGGATTAGAGTGACCGATGACTACTCTAATTTGAAATGGGTGGGACTCAATCACAAAGTGACTTTGGGTGAAATGATGCAGGAATTGGCTGAGGATGAGTCAAAAGACCCAGAACAACGCCAACAAGCGGCCCAGATGCTACAACAGATGACCCAGACGCAAGACCCCAGACTTGGCCAAGTCCAAGAAATGCGAAATAACGTCGCGGAACTGGATATCGACATCATTTTGCAAACCGCTCCGGATTCTATCAATATCCAGCGTGACCAGTTTGAAATCCTGGCCAATCTGGCAAGCGCGAGACCCGACGATGTAACTTTTAAGTCTTTGCTCAAATTGTCTGAGTTTAGGGATAAGGACGAGATGATTGAGGAAATTGACCAAGCCCAGTCAGCCGCCGCTGAACGCGCACAACAATCCCAAGAACTCGAACAGCAAGCGATTCAGCTTAAGATGCAAACCGAACAGCTAGAAGCTCAAGTCAAACAACAAGATTCAGACGCTAAAGCTGCCAAGCTACTGGCTGAAACGGAAAAAATTAAAGTCGATAAAATGCAGCGCGAATTAGAGAATTTACTGTTGCTGGCGTTTCCAGACGATAGACCCCAAGTTATTATATAACTGGATGTTATAATAATTTGGTGTATTATAACTATACCGATGCCGGGTTTCGGGCAAGTAACAAGTAGCCGCCATACTGAGGGCGAGGAGAAATGAATGCCAGATTTAGATGAAGTTTTCACGGATGCACCTGAGAATGTCGAGGCAGAACCTGTTGAAAAAACAGAGCCCGTCGAGACACTTCCAGAGACTACATCCAAGGCCGAGGAGGCAACCCCCCCTAAAGAAGACGCTGAGCCGGCAGCAGCAGAAGACAAACAGGTC